AGCAAATAGTATTTGCAAAAGATACGGCAGCGGTTGTTTATATCGGTAAGGTTGTAAAGATACCAGCTACTTATGATGCAGATGGTAATATAATTACTCCAGCGGTTTACTATGATGGTTTTGCTATCGATGTAATGAGTAGTTTAGATTTAGACTTTGGAGCTTTTATGGTATACCCAGTTGAGGCAGCACATAGCTTTTATGGTTATGCAAGAAATGCAGAAGTACCGCAATAATTTGTATATTTGATTAAATCAAAAAACAATATTATGAAATTATCAAAAAGTGAATTAAAAACATTTAAAGAGCAAGAAGAAAAGAAACAAGCAATCTTACACGATTTAGGTTTATTGGCTACACAGTCACATACACTATCTCATATGTTTGCAGAACTTTCTATGAAGCAAGAAAAGAACAAGAAAGAACTTGAAGAAAAGTATGGTAACATAGAAGTAAATCTTGAAGATGGAACTTTTAAATTAATCACAGATGAAAAGAATAAGTAAACACATTTCTTACAAAGAAGCAGTTGGTTCTAATTATGCTAAACAAAAAGGCATAAAGAATAAACCAAATGAAGAACAAGTTGAGAATATGAAACTATTAGCTGAAGAAGTGTTTGAACCATTAAGGGAGTGGGTAGATGCACCAATTAAAGTAAATAGTATGTTCAGAAGTAAAGAACTCAATTCTGCAATTAAGGGGAGTTTAAAAAGCAGCCATCTAAATGGTGAAGCGATGGACATCACAAGTATGGGTGGTAAGTCTAATTTAGAGATGTTTCATTATATTAGAACAGAACTTGATTTTGACCAGCTTATTTGGGAATTTGGCGCAGAACCTAAATGGTTGCACGTTTCTTATAACAAAGACAAAAATAGAAAACAAGTATTAGTAACTAAAAAAAGAGGTGTGTATTACACTTATTAATATGGTAACAGACTACAAAACACTTTTAATTAATTTAGGCACATTTATTTTTTCAATGTCAAACGTTGATGTATTTTTAAAGATTACACTTTTACTTTTAACTATTGGGTATACAGCACACAAGTGGTACTTAATGAATAAGAACAATGGAAAAAAGTAAAAAGAAGTTTAAAGATACAAGGGTAGGTAAATTTCTATCTAAAGCTGCACCAAACATACTTAAAGGTGTTAGTGATATTATACCCGATGCTGGTATTTTAAAGCTGATAGGTGGTCTTATAAGTAAAGATAATGCTATCACACCTAAAGACAAAGAAGAAGCCTTAAAACTGCTTGAATTAGATATTATAGAAATGCAAGAGGTTTCTAAAAGGTGGAGTGCAGATATGTCAAGTGATAGTTGGCTCTCAAAGAATGTAAGACCAATGATGTTAATCTTCTTAACCATATCAACTTGGCTATTAATTCTTATGGATAGCTTAAATATAGATTTCGGAGTTGCTACTGAATGGATAGATTTACTTAAATCTTTACTAATTACAGTTTTTGTTAGCTACTATGGTTCAAGAGGTATTGAAAAATATAAGTACATTTCGCAGAAATAGAATACTATCCCAAAATCATTATCTTTTATTTTTAAGTATATTATTATTTTTTTTAATATATATTTTTAGATTTATATTTATATATATATTTCTAATTATTTATTTTATATATTTGAAGTAATAAAAAAGTGTAAAGTTATTCAAAAAATCTGACTTAAACAAATAAAAGATGGAAAACACAAAATGTATTCAAGTAAGAAAAGATTATTACCTACTAATTGTAAATGATATTTCACTTGGTGAGTTTGAAAGAAGTGAGTTAAGAAACATTATAGAAGTTATAGATAATGCCATCTAAATTATCAAGAAGTAAAATAGTAAAAAACCTTGATGCTATCTTTAGCCAGTACATAAGGTTAAAAGATGCAGACCATAATGGTGATGTAACTTGCTTTACTTGTGGTAAGGTATCACACTATAAAAAAGGTATGCAATGTGGTCACTTTCAATCAAGAAAACACTATGCAACAAGATGGTTAGAAATGAATGTAGCGGTGCAATGCGTTAGTTGTAATATGTTTAAAGCTGGTGAACAGTATATTTTTAGTAAACAATTAGACGAAAAGTATGGTGATGGTACAGCTGAAGAATTATATATAAAATCAAAAGAAACTGTAAAGTATTCTAATGATGAATTACAAGATATGATAAAACACTATAAAGACTTGGTAGATAGTTTATAAAAGACTATCTTTGGGTATTCTGTTTTGTTAAGGGAAAGGGGTTTGGCTATATGTCAAGCCTTTTTTTTGCTTTTATAGTTTTGTTATTAAATATTTTGTTTATATTTGACTATTATTAATTTAAACTTAACAGAATGAGAACACAGAAACACGATTTAAAAGACAAGATTAAACACCTTGAAAAAGAACTGTACAATGCAATTTTAAAAGAAGATGTATTTGAGCAGATTGCAATAAATGTGCAATTAGATGATGCAAAATCAACTTTAATAAACATAAGATAATGGGAACTAACTTTTCACAAGAAACTGCACAGACTAAATTTGATGAGTATACATATAGGATAGAAGCCTTATGTAATAAGATAGAAGAACTAAAAGCAAAAATAGAAGTATCACAAATATTTAAACAAAATGGATAGAGAAAAATTATTAGATTTGTACAAGAAGTACGAACTTGGAAAAACAGATGTATACAAACATCAGCACTATGTTATAATCACCAGAGCTGGTATAGAACGCATTGCCGCAAAAGAAAACATTGCAATCAATTATGAGGTTGTAAAGTGTGAACCTAACTTTGCGGTTGTAAAAGCATATGCAAAAAAAGAGGGTGTAGAAATACAAACATTTGGTAGTGCTTTAAAAGGTGCTAACTATAAAGATGGGAATTGCAATAGTTGGTACGTAATGGAAATGGCAGAGAAACGTGCATTGTCAAGAAGTGTTTTAAAGCTAACTGGCTTTTATGAACTGGGTGTATTCGGTGAAGATGAAAGTGATGACTTTAAAAGAAAATAATATGATAGAAATAAAACAAGAATTTAAAGATTTAATACCACCTTTAACAAAAGAAGAATTCAAGCAATTAGAAAATAATTGTATGAGTGAGGGTATAAGAGAAAAAATACTTACTTGGAATGGTTTTATTATAGATGGACACAACCGTTATGAAATAGCCACCAGGTGGGATTTAGATTTTGAAACCGAAAACAAACATTTTGATAGTGAAGAAGCGGTTAAGGAATGGATGATATTAAACCAATTTGGTAGAAGAAATTTACAACCATTACAAAGAATTGCATTAAGTGTTTCACTTGAAGATGTATATAAAGCAAAAGCTAAACTAAATTTAGTTAATGGTGGTAAAGGTTTGTCAAATTTGACAAAGGTTGATACACGAAAAGAATTATCAAAACTTGCTAATGTTTCAGATGGCACTTACTACGATGGTAGAAAAATACTACCAAAAACAAGTCGGGAAACACAAGATTTAATAAACAATAAAGAAACATCAATATCTGCTGTTTCAAACATCATTAAAGAAATACCTAAAACTTACACAGATGAAGAAATTAAAGTTATTGTAGAAGAAAAGGTTAAAGAACATATTGAAAATAAGAAAAATAACTTTTCAAAGGTTGCAACTAAAATTAAAAATAATAATGTAAAAGAACAAGGTGAGGTAAACAACTTACTTTCTAAAAGCTGGGATGTTAAAGACGGTGATGTGTACTTGATTAACGATAAGCATAAGTTAATAATAGGTAATTCATATGATGTTGAATATATAAAAAAAAACATACCAGAAATTGATTGCGTATTAACAGACCCACCATATGGTATTAGTTATAAATCACCATCTGGTAATGGTTTAACTCAAAGAGGTAACTATAAAATTATTGAGGGTGATGATAAAGAATTTAATCCTAAAATATTATTTAAATATAGTAAAAATATAATTACTTGGGGTGCTAACCATTATGCTAACAAATTAGAAAATACTGCTGGGTGGTTAGTATGGGATAAAAGAAATGGTAAGGCAATAAATCTAAATAGTGATTGCGAGTTAGCTTGGACAAATATTATAAATTCTGCAAGGTTATTTCATCACACCTGGAATGGTATGATAAAAGACAGTGAAAAAAATCAAAAAAGAATACATCCAACACAAAAACCAGTTAAATTGTTTATATGGTGTTTAGATATTACAAAGGCTGGTAAAAACATATTAGATATTTTTTCTGGTAGTGGTTCTACTTTAGTAGCTTGTGAGAACACTGATAGAAATTGTTTTTTAATAGAAAAAGATTTAGATTTCGCAGCATCAAGTTTACAAAGGTTTTTTTCTTTAGGTTACAAAATAGAGAAATTATGAGTGATTTTGATAATGATTTCAGCAAAGCAACTAATTTTTTCATAAATAATAAAGATAAATTAGAAGATTGTTTAGAGGGTAATTTAATAAATATTGAATTAGATAATAAATCTTTAGCTAAAACATTAGATAGGGAAAGCGGAATTGATTATTTTTTTATAGACAAAAACAAACAATTATTTGGTGTTTCTGCAAGAGTAAATTTTAATTTATCTATGCATAAAAGTGTAACAATAAGATGCTCAAGAGGTAAAGGTAAAAATAAAAGATACAATAATATAGAATTTAAAAAAGGTGTAGATGCTTATAAAAATAAAAAATCACCAGTAATAGCATCACTTGGATTACAAATGGATGCAGATGATAAAAAAATTAAAGAATTTATTATATATGATAGAAAACAATTATTTTTATATTCTCACAAAAACTACAATGAGATAAAAGATAAAAAACTAAAAACAGTTAAAAAAGACGGCAATACTTATTTATACTTTAAATATAGTGATTTTAAAGAAATGGGTATTTGGCATAAGATTTACAAATAAAACACGAGGTATTGCGTGTAATGACAATACCAAATTTAATTTATATATTATGAGTGCAATTATCAACGGAAGTATTAGAGTAGATAGACTACCTAAAGAGAAATTTATCAAAGGAAAAGATGGTGCGGTGTACTACAATTTCACAATAGCGGT